GCGCCGCCCGGCGCGAATGGTTCAACAAGATGACGAGGCTGGCACATGAGCGAGCAGTTCAATTATTCAGATCAAATCCAGAAGATGAATCCGGGCGCGGGCGAGCTTCTGATAGTGACGGCCCCGTCTCGGCTGACCTTGGAGCAACGCCAGAAGATGGCGGACAGCCTGGCGCCATTGGCTGACCGCCTGGGTGTGCAGTTGCTTGTACTCGATGGCGGCTTCACTGCCCAGCTTCAGCCTAGTGCCAGCGAGCTACTGAGCGAGCAGAAGAAGCAGACAGCGATCCTTGAGCGGATGGAGAGACAGCAAGGCCTGTTGATCCAGGCCCTGGCCGAGGATCAGGGTGAAGACCATGACGCGCCGCCTTCCACCTACATGGATGGCAGCAAGGTGACCTGATGGCGAAGATATCCAGCCTAAAGTCCAGGTTCACACCTGTTGACAGTCGCAAGGTTTCGAAACTGGCAGACGCTGCAAGCACTGACTCATGGGGCTCTGGTCGCGGCGGCCGTCCATGGCGCCGAAAACGCGCCGCGATACTGGTGCGTGACAACTACACCTGTCGCGTCTGCGGACTGATTACCAAAGACCTTGAGGTAGACCATATCGTCAACGTTGCTCAGGGTGGCACCGATGACGACGACAACCTCCAGGCAATCTGCATCCCATGCCACAAGGCCAAGACGGCGCGTGAGTCGTCGGCACATCGATAGGTCTGCACGTCACGGGCGTGCCACACATGGGGGGGAGGGGTAAGAGTTCACGCCCTTTTGTCTCGGACACCGCTCCCCCTCTCACGCGCAGATTTTCTCCCCCTTTTGAAAAAGGAATTCAGCAAATGGCAGGCGTCAAAGGCAAGAGCGGGGGCGCTCGCCCCAACTCTGGCGGCGCTCGGCCGGGTGCTGGCAGGAAAAGGAAGGTCGAGCCGGAATCAGCAAATTCCTCGGCGATCTCTGTGGAGTTTGAGGCACAACCTCACGGCGGCGCGTTGAAGCGCGAGAGGGCGGTGCCGGTGCCAGCGCCTGAGATGGATATGCTGGCCCTGCTGACCAAGATCGCGCTCGGTCAACTCGACGCGAGCCCCATTCAGGTTAGGGCAGCCATCGCAGCAGTCCAATACACCCACGTCAAAAAAGCGGAGGGCGGCAAGAAGGACGGGAAGCAGAAGGCGGCTGAAGAGGCTGCTGGAAAATTCAACCGGCAGGCCCCGCCCAAATTAGTCGCAGCTAACGGTAAGCAGGTTTAACTATGGAATGGTCGACCGCATGTCCTGACTGGGAGCAGCGCCTGATCGACCATAAATCGATTATCCCTCCCCCTATTTTTATAGAAGAGGCGGAGCGTGCACTACAAATATTCAAGGAGCTGCGCGTTCCAGATCTGCCGGGCAAGCCAAGGATGGCCGAATGTTGCGATGAGTGGGTACTCGACTACGTTCGCTGCATCTTCGGCGCTTACGATGCTGAGACCGGCAAGCAAATGATCCGCGAGTTCGGCTTACTGATCAGCAAGAAGAACACGAAGAGCACCATCGCAGCCGGCATCATGCTCACTGCCTTGATTCTCTGCTGGCGCGAGGAAGAGGAGCATCTGATTCTGGCGCCGACCAAGGAGGTTGCGGACAACGCTTTCAAGCCAGCTGCCGGGATGGTTCGCGCTGATGAAGAGCTTTCAGCGATGTTCCACATCCAGGAACACACCAGGACCATCACGGACCGAACTACCCTGAACTCATTGAAGGTCGTTGCGGCCGACACTGACACCGTTTCCGGCAAGAAGTCGGGCAAGGTGCTGGTCGATGAGCTTTGGGTGTTTGGTAAGCGCGCAAATGCCGAGTCGATGTTCATGGAGGCCCTAGGCGGACAGATCTCCCGAGAAGAGGGATGGGTCATCTATCTCACCACTCAAAGTGATGAGCCGCCGGCAGGGGTTTTCAAGGAGCGCCTGAGTTACTGGCGCGATGTTCGTGATGGAAAGGTGGTGGATTGCAAGACGCTGGGGGTTCTTTACGAGTTCCCGGTCCGGATGGTCGCTAACAAGCAATACCTGAATCCAGAAAACTTCTACATCACCAACCCGAACATCGGGCGCTCCGTGAGTGCGGAGTGGCTAGAAGACCAGCTCAAAAAGAGGCTGGGCACTTCAGATGGATCCCTGCAGAAGTTCCTGGCCAAGCATCTGAATATCGAAATTGGTCTGAACTTAAGGACCGACCGGTGGGCGGGGGCTGATCACTGGGAAGCCGCCGGCGACAAGTCGCTCACCTTTGATGAGTTGCTGCGGCGCTCCGAGGTGATTGTGGTAGGTATCGATGGCGGCGGCCTTGATGACTTGTTGGGCCTGAGTTTGATTGGCCGCGAGCGTGAAACTCGGCGCTGGTTGCACTGGGCGCACGCCTGGGCCCACCAGATCGCACTCGACCGCCGCAAGGATATCGTTTCAAACCTGCGCGACTTCGAAGCTGATGGCGATCTGACCATTGTCGAGCGGCCAGGTGATGATGTCCTGCAGGTCGCAGATATCATCTGCGAAGTCCGGGACGCTGGATTACTGCCTGACAAGCAGGCAATAGGCGTCGATGCGGCCGGTATCGGCGATATCGTTGACGAGCTCACCACTGAAGATCGCGGCATTACCATGGAGCAGATTGTTTCTATCTCCCAGGGCTGGCGACTCAACGGCGCAATCAAAACCACAGAGCGCAAGGTTGCGGGCGGCGAGTTTGTGCACGGTGGCACGCGGCTCATGGCCTGGTCTGTCGGTAACGCCAGGACGGTGGCGGTAGGCAACGCGATTGCAATCAACAAGCAGGTGAGTGGGTCGGCCAAGATTGACCCGCTCATGGCTACCTTCGACGCAACAACGCTCATAGCGCTGAACCCGGTGGGTTGCGGTGATCTACAGGGCTTTTTCGACAATCCAATTATGGTGGGGCTTTGATGGCGCGCGAAAAGAAACCCGGGCGAATCAAGGCCACTCTTCAAAATTGGCTTGGTGTGCCCATCGGCTTAAAGGATGGTTCGTTCTGGCAGGAGTGGTTCGGAAGTTCAGTCAGTGGACAGCACGTATCGGTTGATAAAGCCATGCAGCTGTCCACGGTATGGGCCTGCGTGCGTTTGCTTTCGGAATCGGTATCTACGTTGCCGCTGAAGCTGTACCGGCGCCTGCCTGATGGCTCAAGGGCGCCGGCTACTGATCATCCGCTTTTTCGGCTGCTATGCCGGGTGCCGAACGCAGAAATGACCCCTCAACGCTTCATGCTGTTGGTGGTGGCCAGCATCTGCCTACGCGGCAACGCGTTCGTTGAAAAGAAGATGCTTGCGGGCCGGATCATCGCCCTGGTACCGCTGTTGCCGCAGTGCATGCGGGTCAAGCGCGAGGACAATGGCCGACTCAAGTACACATATACCGAGAATGGAGTCGAGCGCGACATCCCCGAAAAATCCCTGATGCATATCCGCGGCTTTGGCCTGGATGGCGTGTGCGGGATGCTGCCCGTTACCACAGGCAAGGAGATATTCGGTTCTGCAATGGCGGTAGAAGAGGCCGCCGCGAAGGTTTTTGCCCAGGGTATGCAGGCCTCCGGGATTCTCTCCAGCGACAAGACTCTCACGCCGGCGCAGCGCGAGCAGTTGCGAAGCAGTCTCGGTTCCTTCATGGGCTCCAAGAACGCCGGCAAGATCATGGTGGCCGAGGCTGGGTTGAAGTACCAAGGGATCACGATGAATCCCGAAGCCTCGCAAATGCTTGAGTCGCGGTCGTTCAGCATTGAAGAGATGTGCCGGTGGTTCCGGGTGCCGCCCTTCATGGTCGGTCACATGGATAAGCAGTCCAGTTGGGCCAGTTCGGTGGAAGCGCAGAACCTGCACTTCCTGACCAACAGTTTGCGCCCACTGCTGGTGAACATTGAGCAGGAGATCACCCGATGCCTGATCGGTGAGGCTGACGCTGACGAGTTCTTCGCTGAGTTCGCTGTTGAAGGCCTGCTGCGCGCCGACAGCGCCGGTCGTGGCGCCTGGTACAACACCGCTCTGCAAAACGGCTGGATGTGCCGCAACGAGGTGCGGCGTCTGGAAAACATGGCTCCAATCCCTGGCGGCGATACGTTCACTGTTCAGTCGGCGCTTGTACCGCTTGACCAGCTCGGCAAGCAGTCAGCCGGCATGTCGCCGGCGGCTACCGCCTTCATGTTGCGCATCACTGCGGCAAATCAGAGCGGGGATAGGGAGGCAATCAAGGAAGCCTTCGACCTGGCGACCAAGGCGCTCGATGCCGGAAACCCCGATGGGCCAATGATGGCCCACGCACTGATATCTCTACCTCGGCTTCTCGCCGCTTGATCCTGGAGTAACCAATGACCCTAAAGACCATTCCGGCGGCGCCGGAGGCTCGGCCGCGCGCGCAGGTTCACTGCGACCTGACGCCGAAGGCCTTGGAGCGGTGGAATCCATCGATCAAGGCGGCAAGCACGGACGACAACACCATCACCATTTACGACCCAATAGGGTTTGATTGGTGGACGGGCGAGGGCGTGACTGCAAAGCGGATCAGTGCCGCGCTGCGATCAATCGGTGACAGCGATGTAACCGTGAAGATCAACAGCCCAGGCGGCGACGTGTTTGAAGGCCTGGCCATCTACAACCTGCTGCGCGAGCACAAAGGCAAGGTAACAGTGCAAATCCTCGGCCTAGCAGCCTCGGCCGCATCGTTCATCGCCATGGCAGCGGATGAAATCCAGATTGCTCGGGCCGGCTTCCTGATGATTCACAACAGCTGGACCATGGCCGCCGGCGACCGCAACGACATTCGGGAGGTTGCCGACTTCCTCGAGCAGATCGACGGAACATTGGCGGATATTTACGCCGTGCGAACCGGCGACCCCATCGAAGCCATGCGCAAGCTCATGGATGTTGAGACCTGGATGGGAGGCGCTGCTGCAATCGATGCAGGGTTTGCAGACAGCCTTCTGTCATCTGACGCCGCTGTCGAGGATGCCAGCGCATCGGCGCCTCACCAGGTCGCTGCCCGCCGTATGGATCTGATCCTGGCCAAACAGGGCATGCCGCGCTCCGAGCGCCGCGCCCTCATTCAAGAACTCAAGGCTGGTACGCCTGGCGCTACCACCTCCGGCAAGCAGAACGCTGCCGCAACCCCGGCCAACCTGGCCGACCCCATTGCCGAACTACAGGCCGCGCTTTCGCGGTTCTCGGCAGCAGCAATTCAAACCGGAGAAAAACCATGAGCGACACTACTGCCGAGCTGTTGAAGAACGTCTCCAACGAGCTCAAGAAGGCAACCGACGAATTCAGCAAACAGGCTGAAAACGCACTGACCGAGGCCAAGAAGGCCGGCTCCTTGTCGGCGGAAACCAAAAACGCAGTCGACGAACTGGCCACCAAGTTCAACAGTCTGACCGAGGCTGAAAAGCAGCTGAAGGCACAACTCGGCGAGCTGGAGCAGGAGTTTGCACGCATCCCTGCCAGCACTGCCGCCGCATCCCGCGACACTGTTGGCGGAGTAGTCATTAAAAGCGAAGCGCTGAAGCAGTTCTCCGCTCACGTCGAAGGCAACCGTCGCATCAGCATTCCTGTTCATGCAGCACTGCTCAGCACCGGTGTGCCAGCTGGTGTGGTGGAGCCGCAACGCCTTCCTGGCATTGATGTGGCGCCAAAGCAGCGTCTGTTTATCCGCGACCTCATTGCGCCTGGCCGCACCACGTCGCCCGCGATCTTTTGGGTTCAGCAAACCGGGTTCACCAACGCCGCCAGGGTTGTGGCTGAGGGCACTCAGAAGCCTTACAGCGACATCCAGTTCGGGACCAAGATCACACCGGTCAGCACCATCGCGCATATGTTCAAGTCGTCGAAGCAGATTCTGGATGACTTTGCACAACTGCAATCGACCATCGATACCGAAATGCGCTACGGCCTGAAGTATGCCGAAGAGCAGGAAATTCTGTTCGGTGACGGCACCGGCGTGCATCTGCATGGCATCGTGCCGCAGGCATCGGCCTTCGATCCTGCATTCACCGTTGAAAATCAGTCCGGCATCGATGATCTGCGCCTGGCCATGCTTCAAGCTCAGCTTGCACGCCTGCCAGCATCCGGTCACGTCTTGCACTTCATCGACTGGGCGAAGATCGAGCTCACCAAAGACTCTCTGGGCCGCTACATCCTGGCTAACCCTCTGGGCCTGGCTGGTCCGTTGCTGTGGGGCCTGCCGGTGGTGGCAACCGAGATTGCAGCGTTCCAAGGCAAGTTTCTTACCGGTGCGTTCCAGACTGGCGCGCAGCTCTTCGACCGCGAAGACGCCAACGTGGTGATCTCCACCGAGAACGCTGACGACTTCGAAAAGAACATGATCTCTATCCGTTGCGAAGAGCGTGTGGCGTTGGCCGTGAAGAGACCTGAAGCGTTCATCTACGGTCCGTTCAGCGCTCCGACAACTCCTTAACCCTTAACGGGCCGCCATTGTGGCGGCCCAGCGGAGCGTGCCATGAAAATGAAAACGATCAAGCCGCTTTATTTGGGCGGAAAAACTCTGGTTGAGGGCTCGCTGTTTGTCACAGATGAACAGCACGGTCGCCAGCTTCTGCAAAAAACTACGCCGTGGAGTGCGATGACGACGGTGAGCTCCTGGTGGACCTGACTGAACAGGATGGCTCACCCGATCCGCTGACCAGCGACAAGGCAGCAGGCAAACCGGGCGGCAAGAAGAAAGGCGCCTGACATGACAGTCATCCCGATTGAAGTAGCAATGCAGCACTTGCGGGCCGAAAGCGAGGATCAGAGCTATGTCGCGCTGGTGTTGGAGGCTGCCGAAGACAGCGCGGCTCGGTTTTTGAACCGCCGCTTCTACGCCGATGCGGATTCACTTGCTTCCGGTGTGCTGGCTGGAGACGCCGGTGCTGATCCGATCCTGATCAATCCGTCTATCCGGGCCGCCTGCCTGCTCATCGCTGGCAAGCTTTACAACTCGCGAGAGGATGCGGTCACGGGCGTATCTGTCACCGAGCTTCCTTCAGGCTCCCAGTCGCTATTGATGCCATACCGCGTCAGTTTGGGGGTTTAGATGAGAGCTGGCGATCTGCGTCACCGCATCACCCTTCAGCGCCCCGAGTACACACAGGACGATATTACAGGGGAAATGACCCCTTCATGGGTTGAGGTCGCGAAGATCTGGGCCAGCGTTGAACCGGTTTCGGTTAACCAGTTCGTTTCTGCCGCTACAAACCAGTCGGAGGTATCTGCCCGCATCGTCATCCGGTACCGCAAAGGTATCGACCCGACCATGCGAATCCTTCACCGCGACAAGATCTACAACATCGAGGGCATTCTGGCTGACAAGGTCAGCGGCCTGGAGTATCTGACGCTGCCCTGCAGCGAAGGGGTGAACGATGGCTGACGGCGTGGAGTTCAGCATCACCGGTTTAGATTCCTTGCTCGGCAAGCTTGAGGCGGTGACATACGACCTCAGACGCAAAGGTGGGCGCTCTGCGTTGCGCAAGGCTGCGCAGTTGGTTGCCAACAAAGCAAAGGAGGGCGCCGAGAAGCTGGACGACACGGCGACCGGCAGGTCTATCGCCAAGAACATCGCGCTTCGGTGGAATGGGCGGCTGTTCAAGCAAACCGGCAGCCTAGGTTTTCGAGTCGGTGTGTTGCATGGCGCTGTGCTTCCCAAGACAGGTTCCGCGCCCGACCTATCAGCCAATGGCCCCACACCTCATTGGAGGCTTTGGGAGTTTGGGACTGTAAAAATGCAGGGCTCACCTTTTATGCGCAAAGCCCTCGCCGACAACATCAGCGCGGCCACTGACACATTCGTCACCGAGTACGAGAAAGCAATCGACCGCGCCCTGAAGCGTGCAGCCAGAAAGGCATCTCAATGAAGTATCCGCCAATCTTTCAAGTTGCTGCTGCTGACTCTGGCGTCACGGCGCTACTGGGCACCAACCCGACGCGGCTCTATTTGTTCGGCATGGCCCCCGACACGCCTGCGGGCACATATTGCGTGTGGCAGGTGGTCAACGGCTCTCCGGAAAGCTTCTTGGCTGGCCGACCCGATGCAGAAGCCTACGGCCTTCAGGTGGATGTTTACGCGGCCACCGCCGCCGCAGCCCGGGCCGCTGGTCACGCCATTGAATATGCCATCGAGCTGAGCGCCACGATTACTAGCTACAACGGTGAAACCAAGGACGCGGAGACAGGCCTGTATCGATACAGCTTCGACGTGGACTGGATCGTCCGCCGATAACCAAGCCCCAAACCCCAGCCCGCGATGAGCGGGTATTTTTTTGTCCGCAGGAGACACCTATGTCCATTCTCACCCAGGGCACGCAGGTCTTTGCCCTTGTTCCACCGCTGTCCGGCACCGGCCCCTATACCGTCATGGAGGTGGAGTGTGCCACCAGCTTTGACCCAGGCGGCGCTCCAGCTGACCAAATTGAAGATACTTGCCTGAGCGCCAAGGAGCGCAGCTACAAGAAGGGCTTGCGCACCCCTGGCCAGGCTTCCCTGGGCTTGAATGCTGACCCCAACAACGCCAGCCATATTCGCCTGCACCAGCTCTCCGAGGCTGACGGCGATACCAGTATTAAGTGGGCGGTGGGCTGGTCTGATGGTACGGCGCTGCCAACGCTTGAAACTGACGGTGATGATTTTGAATTGCCGGCCACGCGCACCTGGTTCGTGTTCGAAGGTTACGTATCGGACTTCCCGTTCTCGTTCGCGGCAAACACCGTTGTGACCACTACGGCAACCATTCAGCGTTCGGGCGGTTCCGCCTGGATCAAGAAAACCACATAAGGGCGAAACATGAACCTGACTGAACTGAAAGCTGTCGGCGGTCTCGTCGGCGGCGCCATGGTAAAAAAGGCGGTTGTGTGGAAACACGAAGACGCCAAGGGCAAACCTGTGACTAACAAGTTCTCGATTTTTGTAATGCCGCAGTCCTTCGGCATGATCGAAAAGCTCTTCTCTGCCAATGAGCCAGAAGAGAGCCGTAACGCCAAGTACATATCCACTTGCGTGACGCTCGGCGAAAACGGCGAAGAGGCAATTTCCTACGAGGACGCCTACCGCCTGAACCCTGGCCTGGGCTGGGCAATTCTTGCCGCAGTGCATGAGGTCAATAACACCGGTGCCGACCGCACAAAAAACTAACGGCCGCCGATGAGTTCTGGCATGAGCTGGTGCTGAACGGAGTCGGCGGGCGAACAGTGGCAGAGGCCAAGGCCAATATCAGTTATCCCGAGGCCATGGCCTGGGCTGCTTACAGAAACAAACATGGTTCCTTCAACTTGGCGAATCGATCCGAGCAGATGGGCGCGATCATTGCGCTGCAGGTGAATCGGCTGGGCGGCGGCACCGCAGAGTTGATCGACTTCATGCCTCACCAAGAAAAAGCAGGGGTATCGCTCGAGACGGCAATGGCCGAATGGGCATGACCTGCGCATCCACAGGAAATAGCCCATGGCTACTCGTTCACTCGGCACGCTGACGCTGGACCTGATTGCGCGCATCGGTGGTTTCGAGCAAGGCATGGACAAAGCCGGCCGCCTCACCGAAAAGCGCATGAAGGAGATGGAGGCCCGTGCCGAGGCCGCCGGCAAGAAGATCGGTGGCGCACTTGCAACCGTGGTGACCGCCACCCTGGGTGTGGGTACCGCCTCGCTGGTGATGCTTAAAAACACTGCGGCGGCGACCACCGAGACCGACCGGTGGGCCAAGTCCCTCGGTATCGGGACGACCGTTTTGCAGCAGTGGCAGTATGCTGCCGAGCGCGCCGGACTCAGTGGCGACAAGATGGCCGACATCTTCAAGGATATCGGCGACAAGATCGGCGACGCTGTGATCACCGGCGGCGGGGAGGCCATAGAAGGCCTCAAAAAGCTGGGATTGGGCGCCGAAGAATTGGCTCGAATGTCTCCGGACAAGCAGTTGTTGGCAATCGCTGACGGTCTTAAAAAGGTTGCAACCCAGTCCGAGAAAATCAACATTCTGGAAAGCCTCGGCAACGACCTTTCTAGAATGCTGCCCTTGCTCGATAAAGGGGGCGAGAGTCTGCGCAAGTACCTGGCCCAGGCCAAGGACTTTGGGATCGCGATGGATCCTGCGCAGATCGCGAATTTGGTGCGCGCAAACGAAATCATCCAAGACCTGCAGTTCCAAGTCGAAGGGTTGCGCAACGAGTTCGTGTCCGGGCTCGCAAACGTTGATATGGGGCCCCTGCAAAACTCGCTCGACGGCTTGCGCGATATCGTTAAGGATCCAGCGTTCCAGCAGGGCATGGCAGACTTGGCCGCGCTGGTTGTGAAGTTGACCGGCGCTGCCGCAAGCGGCTTGGCACAACTGCCCAACGACTTGCGCGCAATGGCCAATGATCTGAAGCAGGTCACATCCTTTTTCTCTACCGACAGGAAAACACGGCATCTTGCAGGGGTGTCGGATGAGGAAGCCACCAACCGCTCATTGGACGCTTATAACAAGTCACAGGGCGCGCTCAACAAGTTCGCCACCAACCCAACGCTATTCGTTGGCGACCTGTTCGGGCAGGACCTTGGGGCCGCCAAGAAAGCATCGGATCACCGACTGCCCATAGAGAGGCT